TGAATCTAAAAGTGGTGGGCTACATTTATATTTATTTATGAATGAGTTTGTACAATCAACAATTATTGTATCATTCTTAAGCAATCTATTACCTTTGTTTAATCTTAAACCAGACACAGAAATATTTCCAAAGCAAACACAATTAACTAAGGATCCGGAAACAGGGATCATAAAACCAGGACAGTTTATAAATCTACCATACTATGGTGGCCAACGTAGAGCTATTAACATTGATGGTACATTTTTTACATTAGAACAATTTATAAAAGTTGTAGATGCAAATATAACTACGACAGATGATCTAAAATCTTTGACAGAAGAAATGGAAAAACAATCTATGGAAGGTGTAGATGAAGATTTTTTAGAAGGACCACCTTGTCTTGCTTTGATATCTAAAATATCTAATGAATCAAGTTTTGATGGCAAAGATAGATTTATGTATAACTATCATGTGTTTGTTAAAATGAAGTATCCAGATACATGGGAACAGAAAGTAAAAAATGCACCAGTAAAATACTTTGCAAGAGAGCACGCAAATGCGTGGGACGACAATAAACTAAAACAAAAAACAAGATCATGGAACAGATCAGAAAAAGGTTACACTTGTAATCAGAGTCCGCTTAGTGATTTTTGTAAGAAAGGTATCTGTGTAAAGAAAAAGTTTGGTATACTAGCAGGATCAAAAGGACAATATCCTGTGTTAACAAACTTAAGAAAGATAGACATAGAACCAGACCCAGAGTATGAATTTGATGTAACTAAACCAGATGGTATTGGTAAAGCAACNGTACACTGTAAAACAATTGAACANGTAACAGANCAACGTAAACGTAGAAACTCAATAGCAAAAGCTGCAGGATTNCCACCACCAATTATAAAAGCACCAGAAGATCAAACAGTATTAGANGCNTTNTTTCAAACACAAAAAGTAATNAACCCTCCTGTAGGTACATCACCAAAAGAAAAACTACATGATGTATTACACGCAAAAATAAATGGACCTAAAGCTATGAACGATGCAGCATTTAAATCTGGAACTGTGTTGATAGAAGACGGCTATGCATACTTTAAGTTCGACAAATTCTACGACAAACTAAGATCTAAGAACTGGAAACACGGCGAAGATAAAACAGGTGTAATGATGAAAACTAATTACAAAAAATGTGACATACAATTTTTAGAACAGAAACGATATCCAACAAAAGAAAAAGGTAAATACAATACACCTACAAAAAACATTGTAATGATAAGTATAGAAGAGTTTGAAGACATAGAAATAAACCATACTAAAATAAAACACAACACGGAGATAATGTGATTAGAAAAATATTGGGTCCTCCTGGTACAGGTAAAACAACCAAACTTATTAAGTATGTAAAAACATTTGTTAAACTAGGTACGCCTATTAATAAGATAGGGTACTTTGCATTTACTACTAAAGCTGCTAACGAAGCAGTGGATAGAATGTTAGATGCACATCCTAAACTACAAAAGAAAGATCTAAAACATTTTAGAACATTACACTCATTAGCTTTTAATCAACTGGGTATAAAGAAAGCCCAGGTAATGCAAGACGAACACTACGAAGACATAGGAAGGAAACTAGGTATAGAAGTTACAGTTTATTCTAATGGAGAAGAAAAAACTGGGTTTGTAGACTCTGATAGCGAATACTTTAATATTATAAATGCAGCACGAATTAAAAATGTATCTATTGAAGAAGAATATAACACAGATATGTATTCTGAGGACATCGACAAGCATCAATTACAAATTTTAAAAGACGAAGTAGACAATTATAAGGCAGCATATGGACTGGTAGATTTTACTGATATGATTGAAAGATTTAATGTGTCCGAATTGTGTCCAAAATATGACGTAGTATTTGTTGATGAGGCACAAGATTTATCGCCAATACAGTGGAAAATGTACGATATACTCAAGAAAAACTCTAAATATGTTATACTAGCTGGCGATGATGATCAAGCTATTTATGGTTGGGCTGGTGCAGATGTTAAAAGATTCCAGGACGAAAAAGCTAAAGACATAATTTTGCCACAATCTTACAGGGTACCAATGCGGGTACAACACATAGCGGATCAAATTTTAGATAGGATACCTGATGACAGAAGAATTCAAAAAAAATGGGCACCGCGTCCGGAATCAGGGACCGCAAATCATATAATGTCTATTGAAGATGCACCACTGCACGATGGTGATTGGTTAGTGCTCGCAAGAACAAATGATAAACTAACAAAAATAAAACCTATATTAAAAGATATGGCTATTTACTTTGAAATAAAAGGTAGAAAGAGTTATAAGACAAGATTGTATAAATCGATACAGGACTACACACGTTGGACTAATGGAGACAGTTTATCTTTGTCTGAGATAAAAGATTTGTTTGAATTTTTAGAAGAAGAAGTACCCAAAGAAGAAAGAATGTATGATTTATTTGAATGGGGTTATTCAAAAACACAACGTTGGTTTGATGTTTTTAAAACAGATCCAGAAGAAAGTTTATACATAAGAGAAATGTTAAGACTCAATGAAGAATTATCTAAACCAGCAAGAGTAAAATTATCTACAATACACGCAGCAAAAGGTGGTGAAGCTACAAACGTTTTGTTAATTTTAGATAACACAAAAAAAATAAGAGAAGCAATAGAAAGAAGTGAAGACAAGTACGACGAAGAACAAAGAGTTTGGTACGTAGGTGTGACACGTACAAAACAAAATCTATATATACTAACAGCTAAATATGAGGACAAAGGTTATGACATCGAAAGTTTGGGATAAGCAGCACGGCGGGAATCACTATCAAAAATACAAAATTCAGCCAAGCAANTTTGTAGTTGAGAATGAGTTGTTATATCCTGAAGGTTGTGCTATAAAATACATAATAAGACATCGTGATAAAGGAAAAAAACAAGACTTGGAAAAAGCAATACATTTTATAGAAATGATAATTGAAAGGGACTATGGAACCAAATAATCATATACCAGCCTACATGGGTTTGTTTACTTGTTTATTAATTCTTTGTTATTTAATCTTATGAAAATACCTACATTTAGCGCACAAACAGAATGGGTAATACCCACAGAATTTCCAGACCTTAGACAGGTTGACGAAATTGCAATTGACTTAGAAACAAAAGACCCAGACCTAATTAAAAAAGGATCTGGATCTATTATTGGTAATGGTGAAGTTATAGGAATAGCTGTAGCAACAACACATTACAAAGGATACTTTCCTATTGCACACGAAGGNGGTGGNAACATGGATCGTAAAAAAGTTTTAGAATGGTTTCAAGATATTCTTAAAACAGAATCAACTAAAATATTTCACAATGCAATGTACGATGTATGTTGGATTAAAGCTATGGGTCTAACCATAAATGGTATGATTGTTGACACAATGATAGCTGCAGCCATAACTGATGAGAATAGATTTAGATATGATCTTAATAGTTTATCGTGGAAGTATTTAGGTTTTGGTAAAAACGAAGCCGCACTTGCAGAAGCAGCAGCTGAATGGGGTATAGATCCTAAATCAGAAATGTACAAATTACCATCACTAAATGTTGGTAGTTATGCTGAACGTGATGCAGAAGCTACGTTTGGTTTATGGCAAGAGATGAANAAAGAAATTATATCACAAGACTTAGAGTCTGTTTTTAATTTAGAAACAGATTTATTTCCTTGCCTGGTTGACATGAGATTTAAAGGTGTAAGAGTAGATGTAGAAGCCGCACACACATTAAAGAAAAATTTAATTAATGAAGAGAATGAATTACTAAATGCTATAGAGAAAGAAACTAATGTAAGGCCACAGATCTGGGCTGCAAGTAGTATAGCACAAGTGTTTGAAAATTTAAAAATAGAATTTGAACGTACAGAAAAAACACAAGCACCTAGTTTTACAAAAAACTTTTTACAAGAACATAAACATCCTGTTGTTAATATGATTGCAAAGGCAAGAGAAGTTAACAAAGCACATACAACTTTTATAGACTCTATTCTACGATACGAACACAAAGGTAGAATACATGCAGAAATAAACCAATTAAGAAATGCTGGGGGTGGCACGGTTACTGGTAGGTTCTCCTACCAGAATCCAAACTTACAGCAAATACCAGCTAGAAACAAAGATCTTGGACCTAAGATAAGGTCGTTATTTATACCCGAGGAAGGCCATACATGGGGTTGTTTTGACTATTCTCAGCAAGAACCTAGGCT